GATCTGAACTAATGAAGGGTAGATTTGTTATAAGAACAGGAAACGATTTGATTGCGTATGAAGATACGGAATTGATTCCAATGTCATTCGATAATCTAATTGAGTTTTCACCAGAGATAATTCCAGAACCTCACACAGAAGAACAACATGAGATTATGGAATCATACAACGATGTTCTAAAAGAATTAATGACTAGGGAGAGAATGTAATGCCTGCCGCAACAAGGATTGGTGACGCAGACGTAGCACATTGTTCTGGTATGACTAGAGCTGCTGGAAGTCCAAATGTATTTGTTAATGGTATTGCATGGAGTAGACAGGGAGATGTAAACACAGGTCATCTTCTTCCGCCTGCACCATGTCCATCTCATTCTGCACCTATCGCTTCTGGTTCTTCTACAGTTAAAGTAAATGGAAAAGGAGCGGGAAGAGTAGGAGATGGTATTAGTGGTTGCACTTCAGTTGCCGCTGGTTCTCCTAATGTATTCGCTGGAGGATAAAAAATGTATGAGTATAGATGCACAGTCGTAAAGATTATTGACGGCGATACAGTTGATGTAGATATTGACTTGGGGTTTGGTGTATGGTTAAAGAAGGAACGTATTCGTCTTTACGGTATCGACACACCAGAAAGTCGCACCAGAGATTTGGAAGAAAAGAAGTATGGACTTGCTGCAAAAGAATTCATCACACAAATGTTAGATGATGAGGGTGGAGTTGTTCTCAAAACACATAAGGATGCAGAAGGAAAGTTTGGTAGAATTCTAGGCGAGTTGTGGAGAACCACGGACTATGCAGATAAATCAATCAATGATTACATGGTTGAAAAGCGTCATGCTGTTCCTTACTATGGACAATCGAAAGAAGAGATTGAAGAACAACATATCAAGAATAGAGAGTTTCACAATCTTTGATTTTCGTTATAAATAGATTGAGGAGATAATAAATGGCTGTTAATCCATCTGCATTCAAGGACGCTGAAGCTACTAACGAGAGTAGAAGTTCTCAGATCTATAAAGATTTTAATCTGAACTTTTCTAAGCATCCTGTAACTAAAGACATTAGTAAGTTGACTGATGCAGAGGCAGTTAAGCGTAGTGTTCGCAACTTGATCAACACAAACTTTTATGAAAGACCTTTTCATCCAGAGATTGGTTCAGACATTCGTAGAATTCTCTTTGAACCAGTGACACCAATTGTTGCTGATGTTCTTAAAAGAAAAGTAGAAGATGTAATTAATAACTTTGAACCAAGAGCTGAACTCATCAATGTTACTAGTATCGCAACACCAGATTCAAATGCTTATGATTTGGTTATAGAATTTTACTTACGGAACTCTCCAGATGGATTGCAGACTGTAAACTTATTTTTAGAGAGACTAAGATAAATGGCAACAAAACTTCAAGTCACAGAACTAGATTTCGATGACATCAAAACTAATCTAAAAAAATATATGAAAAACCAGACAGAGTTTACTGACTATGACTTTGAGGGTTCTGGACTTTCTGTTCTCATTGATATGCTTGCATATAACACTCATTACCTTGCTATGAATGCCAACATGGCATTAAATGAGGCGTTTTTGGATTCTGCAACCCTTCGTTCTTCGGTAGTCTCTCACGCAAAGACTTTGGGTTATACTCCTCGTTCTGCTAGAGCTCCTATTGCATATGTCGATTTGTTTGTAAATGATACGACTAATCTAGGTTCGGTAACTCTACCAAAGGGAACTAAGTTTACAACACAAGTAGATGGAACTACATATGGGTTTGTTGTTAATGCTGATATAACAACTATTAAAACGAATGATGTTGTAAGATTTCAGAATGTTCCTATCTATGAAGGAACTCTTGTTACTGCAAAATATACAGTTGACAATAACAATTTAGAAAAGAGATATGTGATAACAGACAATCGTGCTGATACAACAACTCTAAAGGTTTCTATTCAAACATCAGCTGCAGATTCAACAACAGAAGTATACACTCTTGCAACCGACATTACACAAGTTAATGCTGTATCAAAGGTTTACTTCTTACAAGAGATTGAAGACGGTAAGTTTGAGGTTTACTTTGGTGATGATGTTGTTGGTAAAAAGCCCACTGATGGAAACATTGTAATCCTAGAATATATTGTTACAAATAAAACTGCTGCAAATGGTGCTTCATCATTTAGTGGTTCTTCTTTTGGTGCAGTTTCAAATTATACCACCACAACTGTATTGGCTGCAACTGGCGGTGCAGAACCAGAGACAATCGAATCAATTAAATATAATGCTCCGCTAGATTATTCTTCACAAGGAAGAGCTGTTACTACAGAGGATTACAAAACAATTGTTCCTCAAGTTTATGCTGATGCAGAAGCCGTTCAAGTGTGGGGTGGTGAAGATAATGATCCGCCTAGATATGGACAAGTATATATTTCTCTCAAAACAAAATCTGGAATTAATCTAACACAAGCACAAAAGTTAAACATTGCTGCATTACTAGACAAATATAATATTGCATCTGTTCGACCAACTATTATTGATCCAGAAACTACTAATATAAGATTGACTGTAAACTTTAAATATAGTTCTAATATTACAACAAAGTCTGCATCCGATCTAGAAACGATTGTAAGAAATACTATTACATCATATAATACTTCAGACTTGTCTAAGTTTGACGGTGTGTTTAGATATTCCAAGTTGTCTCGTTTGATTGATAATAGTGACACAGCTGTTTTGTCTAATATTACATCTGTTAGAATTTCAAAGAACTTTACTCCAACACTTAATGCTACCAATCAGTATATTATTAACTTCTCTAATAGATTATATAATCCACACGCTGGTCACAATGCTATGCTTGGTGGTATTGTGTCTTCAACTGGATTTACTATTAGTGGAAACACAAATACAATCTATCTGGATGATGATGGTAATGGAAACATTCGTTCCTACTATTTTGAAGCTGGAACAACAAGAACATATGTAAATAATAATATCGGAACTATTGATTATGTTACTGGAACAATTACTATTCCATCCCTTAACCCTACAGGGGTTTCTAACTCTGACGGAACAATTACAATTATAGTTCAACCTCGTTCAAATGATGTTGTTCCAGTAAGAAACCAGTTGTTGAATATTGATTTGACTAACAGTAATATTACTGGAGAAAATGATACTATCGAATCTGGTGGCTCTTCTGCTGGAACTGGTTATAATACCGCATCTTCATATTAAGGTAAGTTTGAATGTCTGGACATGAACCAACATTAAAAAATAAAGTATCTCCACATATTCAGAATCAACTGCCTGAATTTGTGCAGTCTGATCATCCTTTATTTCCACTCTTTCTCAAATACTATTATGAGTTTCTTGAGGCTGGTGAACTAGTTGTATCTGGTTCTAATAATTATCTCATTGAAGAAACGATTAGTACAAACTATATTACTGATGAAGATTCAGAAAGAGTTGTCCTTGAAGATTCGGTTGGTAAGTTTGTTGCTGGTGAAACTATTACTGGTGCAACCTCTGGCGCTACAGCCAAAATTCTAGTAGACGACTTTGATGATAATAAAAGATTATTCATCTCTTCTCAACAAAGATTTCAAACTGGTGAAACGGTAACTGGTAATACTTCTGGTGCAACCACAACGGTTGTGTCTTATCGTGCAAACCCTGTTCAGAACATTCAACAACTTCTTGCATATGCTGATGTTGATAATACTGTCTATGCATTCTTAGATAAGTTTAGAGATTCTTTTATGGAGTCTCTTCCAAGCACACTTGCTGATGGACTTGCAAAAAGAAAACTTATAAAGAATATTAAGGATATGTATTCTGCAAAAGGAACAGCAGACGGACACAAACTATTCTTTAGAATTCTTTTCAATGAAGAACCAACCATTGTTTACCCTAGAGACAATCTTCTTCGTCCATCTGATGGTCAATGGTCTAGAGATTCAATCATGCGTGTTGTTGAATCTTCTACATCTGATTTCAATAAAGCTATTGGACAAAGAATCACTGGTTCAACTTCTGGTGCAACAGCACTTATCGGAACAGTTATCAAGTTTAGAGAGGGTGCAGTTCAAATTGCAGAACTAAACCTAGATACTGATTCAATAACTGGAACATTTGCTAGTGGGGAAACAATCACCACAACAGATGTGGAACTTGATTTAGAAATTTCTGCTACTGTAAAAAGTATTCTTACTTCTGCTACAGTAACTTCTGGTGGAGCATACTATAGAACTGGTGATAACATTGTTGTTGGTTCTGGCGGTAATGATGCTGCTGTTGCTAAAGTAGAATCTGCTGGAACTGGTTCAGTAGATAAAATTATTATTGAAAATGGTGGTAGTGGATATACTATTGGTGACACTATTTTATTTAATACTACTGACACTGGTGGATCTGGCGTTTCAGCTGAAATCGCTGTTGTTGGTGGTGCATTTGTTTTAGAAGGTATTACTTCTCCAGACCATTTTATTACTGAAGATAATGATCCAATCATTACTGAAGATGCTTTGTTCCTTCATCAAGAAACAACAGTTGGTGATGATGACTATTTGATATTAGAAGATGGTAGTAATATTATAATTGAAGAAGAAACCTTTAATGACTTAGGAGTTTCTTCAGAGATTGGTGAGATTACTTCTGTTAGAATTATAAACCCTGGCAATGGTTTCACTAAACTTCCAACCATCACAGTTACTTCAAGCACAGGAAGTAGCGCAAGTCTATTTGGTTCTTCTATAATTGAACCAAGAATTGGTCATGTTGAAGGAATTACCATTGCCAATTTTGGTTTAGATTATAATACTGCACCAACACTTACATTTAATAAGAATGTTCTCATTACAAATGTAACAGGAAGTTTCATCGCTGGAGATACTCTAACATCTCATCAAGCAACAGTCATATCTTTTGATTCAAATACAAACATTCTAGAACTTCAGTCTGATGTCATCTACAATGATGGTGATATTATTACTTCTGCAACTGGAGCTACTGCAACGATTAGACAATCTGATACCGCTAGAGGAGTTTCAACAATCGGTATTATTGGAAATACTGTTGCTGGATTTGTATCTGACAAAGGTAAGGTGTCGGTTGACACGATGAGAATTCAAGATAGTTTCTATTATCAAGATTACTCTTATGTTGTTCGTATTGGTGAATCAATCAACCAATGGAGAGAATCTATTCGTAGGTCTGTTCATCCAGCTGGTTGGAGTGTCTTTGGTGAAGTTTCTTTTGCATCACAAGTAAGTGCTGCAATTCAAGTTCCTGCTGCTGGTAGTGTTGGTGATAGTGGTTCACCAGATACATTTACTCCAGAACTTGCATCTACATTTACGAACATCTTCACCACAATCTTTGGAAGAAGGTTGGCCACATCTACGCAGAGGGCTCTTAATGCAAGTCCAAAGGTTGGTGTTAATAATATTGAAGACTTAGATAGTTCAGAGAGAGATTTAACATTAACACAAACTGTTACTGTTAAAATGAATGTGGGAAGAGGTTCGCATTGGACAGGACACACCTCTCTTGCAAATCTTCCAATATATGCTTTTGCTGTTCAACCAATATTGACGGACGAAATTGCTTCAAACTATCTTGATCCAGCTGGAAGAAGAACTAAGACAGGAAGAAATTTCACTTCCGATCAATATACTATTGATCAGTTTGGTCATATAACAATCAAGTCTGTATCAGATTATTTCTATTTAAGACAGGATGATGGACTAGATGGTGACGGTGATAAAATTGTATTGGAAACAGCTACTGCTATTGGTTCTGGATACCTTCAAGGAGAAGAACTAAATATACCAGATACGGCATATGCAACTCGTATCAATGTTCCACCACCTTCACAGATTAGTATTATATCTCGTGGTGGTTTGATTAATGCATTTGATAATGACTACATCACATTTGATGACGCTATCAATGCATTTGATGAAACTGCTGGTGTTGGAATTGATAGGGATACTGAAGGAAGATTTACAACATCGTTTGATCAGAGTGGAACATTCGGTGTAGGTTTCGATCAATCTACTGTATCATTTGATGTTGCATCTGGAAACGAACAAGATTATGAACTGAAGAAGTTTGATGAAAATGATGTTGGATTTGATGCTACTGAACATACATTCGATAGAGCTACACCAGATGGAACTCTACCAATTAAGTTTAGTAGAATTGATGAAATCAGATTTGATTCAAACAACATAACATTTAACACGGAATATGGAATCCTCTCATCTACTTTTGATGGATTGGGAGATTCATTCGATGAAACTACGAATACCTTTGACAAAGATGTATAAATAAAGGTATAAGGGATATTTTTTAGGAGAACCCAACATGGCATATCAAGCAATCGGGCGTGGAACTTCTGCGAATGACGGAACAGGTGACGACCTTCGCACCGGCGCAGGGAAAATCAACGCCAACTTCGTAGAAATCTATACCAAACTTGGTGACGGTTCTACACTAACTTCTGACACAGTGACACTAAACACTGCAAGTCAAACTTTAACTAACAAAACAATTGATGCATCTAGCAACACAATCTCAAACATTACAAATGCAATGTTGAGTGGAACAGCTGGTATTACAAATGCTAATCTTGCTAACAATGATGTAACAGTTGGAACTACTGCAATCGCACTTGGTGCTTCATCTACAACTCTTGCTGGACTAACCAGTGTTACTTCAACAAACTTTGTTGGTGATATTACTGGAGATGTAACTGGTAATGTAACTGGTAACATTGATGGTGTGGTTGGTGGCTCAACACCATCTTCTGGAACATTTACTACAGTCAATTCTTCTGGTAATATTACTGGAAACTTGGTTGGTAATATTTCAACATCATCTGGTAACTTGCAACTTAACGCTGCAACTCAAATCGTTGAGGTGCGTGGTGACGGTTCTGCAACAGAAGGACAGATTATCCTTAACTGTGAACAGAACACACACGGACAGACAATCAAACCACAACCACATAGTGCGGCAGTAACTAACGAAATGTTGCTTCCTGCTGGTGCAAACTCTACTCTTGTTTCAGAGGTTGCAACACAGACACTTACTAACAAGACTGTGGATTCTGCAAATAACACTCTTACCGTTGATCTTTCTACAGCAACTGTAACTGGAACAACTGCTGAGTTTAATACTGCACTGTCTGACGGTGACTTTGCAACACTTGCTGGAACAGAGACACTAACAAATAAAACTTTGACATCTCCAGATGTAACTGGATTGACTTCCTTTACTGGTTCTTTGGAACAAATCTCTGGGCCTAATGCTGTAAATGCTACAGACCTTATTACTGAGATTACGACAACTGGAACTGGTGATGCACTTACTCTTGTTAATGGACAGGCTGGACAAGTAAAGATTATTTCATATGTTGCAGAGGGTGCTGGTTCTGATACTGCAATTCTCACTCCAACAACTTTCCTCGGCGGAACAACTATTACTTTCACTGACTTGGGTGATTCTGTAACTCTTGTTTATACAAATGCTGGATGGGCAGTTGTAGGACAAAACGGCGTAACAATCGCATAAGGATAAAAAAGTATGGCACTAGATAGAATCAACGCAACGGCAATATTGGACGGTGGAGTTACTTCTGCTGACTTGGATACAAACATTGCGGTAACTGGTAATCTTTCTTCTGGTGGCGCTCTAACAGCAACTGGTCAGTTTAAAGCGAACGGTGGTGTTGTAATCAATGAAGATAGTCTAGATGTAGACTTTAGAGTTGAATCTAATGGTAATGGTAATACACTTTTTGTTGATGGTGGAACTGATCGTGTAGGTATTAAAACTGGAACGCCTGGATATGAATTTGAAATTGCCACTAATTCTGGAACTACTGCTCAAAGAATTAGTAGAGGTGGGAACTACCTTGACTTTGGTGGATTAAGTTCTGGAACAATTTACATAAAGGGTTATGAAGGTGTAGTTGCAATTGGAAACGAATTCACTGGGCCTCTGGATCTTTTAACATCAGATACGGCACAAGTTAGAATTACAGCTGCCGGTGATGTGGGCATTGGAAATACTGATCCTCAGAATATTGTTGGTAATCACGGCGGTGGACTTGTTCTAAGAAGTGATGCTGCCCGAGCAGAGTCAACCACTTTGTTTGGTATAAGAGACAGTTCAGGCAATCTTTCGCTTCAACATCTTCACAATGGAACAACTGTATTTAATACTGGAAATACTGGTGCAAAAACAGAAATAGTTCGGATTGATGGCAGTGGTATAAAATTCAACGGAGATACCTCTGCGGCTAACGCTCTTCACGATTATGAAGAAGGCTCATGGACTCCAAGTATTGGTGCCGATGCAACTTATACTAATCAACAAGGAATATATACAAAAATAGGTAGATATGTTTCAGCAGCTTTTGATATAACAATTAATGCTAGAAACTCTGGTTCACAGGCCCAGATGTTTGGTCTTCCATTTACGGTAAATAACGGTGTCACGCCTGTATTGGGAGTTCATTCTGGACATTGTTCATATTATTCTAGTCTCGCACAGAATGTTTATTCATTAGATATGTATGCTATTAATGGTCAAACCTATGTTTACTTTACTGGACACACAATTGCAAGTGGAAATATTGGAAATGCTCTGTCTGTATTTGGGAATAGCACAAGAATAGTAGGAACAGTTCATTATTATGCGAACTAAGTTACTGAATAAATAAGATTATAGGAAAAAACAATGGCAGCAATTATTACTGAAAAGTTCAGGCAACATAACGCAGAACAGTTCTTTGAGTCATTCTCTGAAGCTTCTGCATCAACATATTATTTGTTTATCGGAAAGAGTTCACCCTTTAGTGTGAATACTTCTGGTGGCGATGATAACTCTCCTC